GGTACCCGTATGTCATCAGGGGTTGAGCTTGCTCCCCCAGAAGACGTGCTTGAGAAGTACTCCATGTACATGGACCATCTTTTCGCACAGCGTGCCCCACCTCGCACCTTTGACATGGATGATATCCTCCGCGACGGCAACCTTAGAAAAGACATTTTCCATAGAGCCGTTGCACAACTCAACCCCACGTCCACACCAGGTTTCCCATTCTTCAACGTTTCAGCCAACTCACAGCTCAACATGCTTGACCTCTATACCGAAGTCAACCAACTTTTGAGGCGCTGGCTCGCGTATGAGGAGGGCGACGATGATCCAGTCGCCTTCTTTAGAGCACATCTTGCTCCGCCTGCCCACGTTTTCATTAAGTCAGAACCCACACGTTCAGACAAAGTTGCTAGGCTTATCTATGGGGTGTCTGTTTTGAGCAACGTCATTGCACGTATTCTGTTTGGTGATTACCTCCTGTCACTCACTGATAGCTGGTATTCTGCTTCCCATAAAGTCGGACTCGACTTTTCCTCCCCTGAAGGTTTGAAGCTGTTCAAGGAGTCTCTCGCCCCAATGATTGAGACTTCCAAGGCCAGCTCCCTCAAGGTTATCTCTGATGATATCCAAGGTTGGGAATATCAGGTCCGATCTTGGATGCAGAAAGCGTGGCATGCTTCTTACCTCAAGCGAGCACACGCCACTGACTTTCACCGCAAATTACAGAGTATTTATGCACTCGTTGAGCGTAATACGCTTGTGAGGCTCTCCTCTGGTGAGCTCATACAGCCCCCATTTTACTTTAGGATGAGTGGAGTCGTTACTACACACATCCAGAATAGTGATGAGCGCGCTGCATTGGCAATGCTTGACCTCTCGCATGAGTTCAGGCTAACTCCCAAACTAGAGGAACTATACACTGTGACCAATGGCGATGATTGCCTCCGGCTCTCCATCAACGCCACCTCTGACTACAGTCGCACAATCGGTTTTGTCCACACAGACCGGGTTGTGCAAGACCTAGAAGTTATGTTTAATTTTTGCTCACAGCAGTTCTTCTATCAGGATGGAGCCCTGAAACGTTTTCCCGACACCTTAGTCAAGACAGCTTTCGCTTTGCTCTCTGTCGATGACTACTCAGACCCCTCAACGTTAGATGTGATTTTACATGCGTGCCAACACCCAAAGTTCCAAGCTTTGATGAAGCTAGTACATTCGCTTCGCAGGGTCCCGGGAACACAGGATATGTGAGGTGTGCATATCCAAATAGAAATAAGTAGAAACAATGGCTAAGAAACAAACAAAACGCACACGTAGACGTCGTGCAGTCCGTGCCCCTGCTCCACAACTTGAACGTGGTATCATTTCTGCCGCACAGCAATTGTGTAGCTATACGAACCCGTTTTGTGATGCTGCTAAGGGCGCAAAATGGCCTGATGGTGCCGCCATCAAGTCAGTCACAAC